GAGTATAAGAATTTCGGCTCCGTCCAGGCGCAGCAGGTCGCCGCTGCAGGGGAAAAAATGAAGGAGTTCGGCGGTAAGATTGAGAGTGTCGGTAAGGGCCTTACCACGCATGTCACCCTGCCGCTTGCCGCCGTCGGCACAGCCGGTGTAAAAAACTTCGCCGAGGTCGACAAGACCATGCAGCTCACCAATAAGACGATGGGCAATACCGCTGAACAGGCGGAGCTGCTGGACAGGGCTATGAAGGAGGCGGCGGCAAACTCGACTTTCGGCATGGGTGACGCCGCAAACGCGACACTCAACTTTGCACGCGCTGGTCTTAATGCTGAACAGGCTGCTGCCGCTCTTGCTCCCGCCATGAATCTGGCAGCCGGTGAGGGCGGCAATCTGGACACAGTATCTGCAGGCCTCGTCGCTACAATTAACGGCTTTCACGGGAGCTTCGATGAAGCGGGGTATTACGCTGATGTGTTTGCCGCCGCCTGCAACAATTCTGCCCTGGATGTGGACAGCCTATCGGGTGCCATGTCCGTAGCCGCGCCGATCTTCGCCGCCGCAGGCTATACGGTCAACGACGCTGCCCTGTACATGGGCGTCATGGCGAACAACGGCATTGAAGCGGACAAAGCAGCAAACTCCCTGAAGACCGGCCTTGCCCGTCTGGTAGCTCCCGCCAAGGAAGGCGCGGAAAAGATGGCGGAGCTTGGTATCTCTGTTACCAATACAGACGGCACGATGAAGGACTCCGTCACGATCCAGCGCGAGCTGCATGATGCTTTCGGAAGGCTGTCCGAGTCGGAGCAGATCGCCGCCGCGTCCGCAATCTTCGGCAAGAACCAGATGGCGCCGTGGCTGGCCCTGATCAACACAGCTCCTGAGGATGTCGGGAAGCTGGATGAATCTCTTCGATCCTGCGCCGGCACCACGGATGAAATGGCGCAGGCCATGATGAGCGGCTTCGGCGGTTCCATCGAGAAACTGAAAAGCTCTATCGATGTTCTTGTGACATCAATTGGTCAGGCGCTGGCGCCGACCATTCAAAAGGTCATTGATTTCATTCAAGGCCTTGTAGATAAATACAACGAGCTGTCTCCGGCACAGCAGGAAACGGTCGTCAAAATTGGCCTCATCGTTGCAGCAATGGGGCCGCTGCTCATTATAGTCGGCAAGCTGATCTCAGCCATCGGTTCCATCATGACCTTTGCCCCACAGATCGTATCAGGGGTGCAAAGTATCATGGGTATCGGCAGCACCCTTATGGGCGGGCTGCAATCACTGTGGGCGACGCTGCTTGCAAATCCCATCACACTGATCATCGCGGCAATCGCCCTGCTTGTTGCCGCCTTCAAGCACCTTTGGGACACGAATGAGGAATTCAGAAATGCGATCACGGCGATCTGGGAGAGTATCGTCAACAAAATCCAGGAATTCTGTCAGGGCATCGTAGACCGACTGAATGCGCTGGGCTTCGATTTTTCCTCAATCGTTGACGTGCTGAAGGCCATCTGGGACGGATTCTGTCAGTTCCTCGCGCCTGTTTTTGAGGCAGCTTTTTCTGTGATTTCCACAGTTCTCAGTAGCGTCCTCGACATTATCACCGGCCTGCTGGACGTTTTCATCGGCCTTTTTAACGGGAACTGGTCGCAGCTTTGGACGGGCGTGACGGAAATCTTCTCCGGCGTTTGGACGGGAATTACCGGCCTGCTGGATACGTCGCTGAATTTGCTCGTTTCTCTTGCCGACACGATTCTTGGCATATTCGGAACCAGTTGGGAGGAAGTCTGGACGGGCGTAAAAACTGTTTTTGAGACGGTTTGGAATGGAATCTCGGCTTTTTTTACAGAAACTATACCTCAAACGTTCAACTCGTTCGTTGAATTCTTCCGTGGCGTTTGGGACGGTGTGAAGAAATTCTTCTCAGGTGTTTGGCAGAGCATGACGGAAATCGCCTCTACAGCATGGGAGACAATCCAAAACGTGGTGACCGTGGCTGTCATGGCAATAGCCGAATTCTTCAATGCGGCATACGAAATCATCTCCTTGCCCTTCCAGTTCATATGGGAGAATTGTAAGGAAATCATCACCACGGCGTGGGAAGCCATAAAGGAGACCGTTACGGCGGCGCTGGAAGCAGTTATGACCGGAATTACAGCCGGATGGGAAGCAATATCCACCATGACAGCGGCAGCGTGGGAAGCCGTAAAAACAGTTGTGACGACGGCATGGACGTCGATCCAGGAAGTTGTGAGCACAATCCTTTCGACGATCGGCTCGGCGGTGAGCGCAGCATGGGAAGCCATTCAGTCGGCGACCGCGTCTGCGTGGGAGGCTGTGAGCTCGGCAACTTCGGCGGCATGGGAAGCGATAAAATCCGTAATTGAAACCGTCATATCTGCGGTGGGCGCGGCGGTATCTGCCGGGTGGACGGCGGTGCAGACAACCACCACGACCGTTTTTGAAGCTGTGAGAACGGCGGCATCTACAGCATGGACGGCAATCCAGACGAAGATCACGAGTGTGATCAGCTCCCTACAGTCGAGCATTTCTTCCGGACTCGAAGCTATCCGCTCAACGGCGACGAACATTCTCGAAGGAATCAGATCCGCGTTTACTACGGTATTTGAAAATATCCGCTCCTTCGTCTCGGGCGTCGTAGACTGGCTCAAAGGAATCTTCAACTTCGAGTGGAGCCTGCCGCATATAAAGATGCCGCATTTCTCCATCTCCGGCTCGTTCAGCCTTAACCCGCCTTCCGTCCCGCATTTCAGTGTGGACTGGTACCGAAAGGCCATGAATAACGGCATGATCCTGAACAGCCCTACAATCTTCGGGGCCTCCGGAAACCACCTGCTCGGCGGTGGTGAAGCGGGACCGGAGGCAGTCGTAGGCGTATCTTCCCTGATGGATATGATCCAGAAAGCGGTCAGCAGCACGCAGACGTCGGATACAGGAGATATTACAATCCCGATCTACATTGGCGGCAACCTGATCGATGAAATGATCGTGACGGCGCAGCAGCGGCGTGCGCTGCGGTCAGGAGGGCGGGCATGACATTTCAAACTTATCTGAGAATCAATGGTGTGGCTCTGCCGGTACAAAAGGACAACTACACCATTGATTACAGGGATGTGATTGCGGACAGCGGCGGCGTGACGGAGGCGGGCACAGTCATTCGTGATGTGGTCCGCGAGGGCGTACCCTCTATCTCCGTCACGATCCCCGTATCGCTGACGTGGTTGAAAAAGCTCCGCCGCATGAAGCGGGAACCGTATCTGACCGTGGAATGGCTGAACCCAGAGACGGGAGGCCTCAGCACCGGCATCATGTATATGGACGGATTCAGGGTTTCACTTGCCCATGATACGAGCGGTGGAGGACTGTGGACAGTGTCGTTCTCTTTGGAGGATCTTGACGATGTACCAAGTATCTGAACAGTACCAGGAAACAATCCGCGGCCGGAGCAGAACCTACGAATGGCGTGGTACGATCACGACAAAGACAGGCCAAGTCTATTCTTTCGCTTCAAAGGACATCGTGAAGGGTAGCGGCACGCTCACACGCTCCTGTTCAGGTAGCACAGCCTTTGAGCTTGGCTCAGTCTATGCCGCAGAGCTCGTCATCTCCCTATATCTCGACGCTGACCGCTACAGTCTCTACGATGCTGTTATTGATCTTTATTTCGTCTGCAAGCACAGGAAGCAGAATCGTTGGAATGATTTACGCAGCTTCTCCTGGGATTCTCTCCGCGCAATACGCTGGGACTACCAGTATACCACGGAAGAAATACCTATGGGAAGATTCGTCATAGCCGAGGCGACCAGGACGCTGACCGTTCTCCATCTCAAAGCCTATGACTATATGCTGAAGTTTGACAAGAATCTGGTCAGCAGCGGCAGCACAAGAACGCCGTATGAATGGCTACAATTTGCCTGCGATGCGTGCAGGGTTTCCCTGGGCGTTACGGAGGATCAGGTCACAGCTATGCCGAACGGAAGCAAGCGGCTGTCCTGGACAAATCTGGAGGAGGATAAAACGTACCGTGATCTGATTGCGCAGGTGGCGACGGTACTCTGCGGCGTTTGCCAGATCGACCGATCGGGTGCGCTTGTGGTGATCCCGTTCTCAAACACGCCGATCATGGACATACCATCCTCGTGGCGGTACTCTTCCAAGATTGCAGATTATATCACCAGATATACAGGCCTCTACGCAACCTATCGCGGCGGCGGTCTGACGGAATATTTCCACGTTGCACCGGACGATGGGCTTATCTACAACATCGGCACAAACCCGCTGCTCCAGATCGCATCCACATCGGAGCGAAGCCAGATTATCCAGAGTATCATCAACCATCTCTCGACCACGACTTATACGCCCTTTGAGGCGGAGATACCGGGAGACCCAGCGCTCGACCCTATGGACGTGCTCAGCCTCTCCGGCGGGCAGGCCCGTGGGGAGATCGCATGTATTACAGAGATTGTATACCGGATCAACGGAAAAAGCCACATAAAATGTGTAGGTGAAAACCCGCGCCTGAATCAGGCGAAGAGCCGTTATACGAAGAATATTAAAGGCCTTCTCTCCCAACAGGAAGGCATAGAGGGCACGTCGACCTTCTGGATGTCCGATGCCTACAGCCCGTCAGACATGCTGGTTGAAGAAGAGACCGTCGTGACGGCGACGCAGTTTGAGATTCAGACGGACAAGTCCCGCGGTGAGATCATATGGACGGGTGCCTATACGCTGGACGAGCCGGGCGTCGTGATTGTGACGGTTTATCTTGATGACCGCGCGATATACATCTGCCGAGACTGCCGTCCCATCGGCAGCGTCACGCTGACCGTCTCAACGCCTTTTGAAATCCGGCGCGGGGACGAGGGCGTACATGAGGTTAAAGTGGCGCTCGCCTTTGAAGGAACGGAAGAATCTGACGTGAGCGTGCTTTCCCGGCAACTCGCGGCGCTGGAAAACCGTGTGCGCCAGCTCGAGAGCGGCTTCAATAACGAGATTGAAGTTGAGGATCTGATTAACTGTGATCTGCTGCCCGCCTTCGGCGAGATCATTTCTGAGGCAGTGGCTGCCCACGGAACGGCAAGCCATACCGAGATCAATGAGCCTATAAGCGTTGAATTGACAGCGCTCTTTGGAGAAATCGTGGATGAAGTGGAGGGGGAAACCGAATGAAGGGCCATGTAAAAATAGAGCTTTTCGATTACAGAACTGGAAAGCTTAAAATCACCGAGCATGACAATATGCTCACCAACGCGCTGGCGTACCGAGCAGGGATCGACTCGAACGACACTATAACCCTGCAATCGAATGAAAACAGCATCATGCCCCTGGGAACAAAAGGCCTCGGAGGTCTGCTTCTTTTCGACGGCCCGCTGGCCGAGAATGTGAATAATATCCATTTTCCTATGGACGTTCACCTCACCGGCTGCGCGGGCAGGGGCGCGGGAAATCCCGCCAGCGCTCTCCAGGGTACTATTGACAGCGCTGCGTCCGGGTACTCCAACGGGAAATATACCACTATTTGGAACTTCCTGCCAAATCAGGGAAACGGCGTGATCGCGGCTCTCGCGCTCACACACGCAAAGGCTGGCACAAATCCGTTCCATATGTACAGAGGATCCGCCTGGAGCACAATCAGCAGCAACTACCGTCATTTCTGCGCGATGGATCCACAGAAGGATACCGCCTATTTCAGCTATAACTATCAGGCGAACAGCACGATTTCTTTCTATAAGCGCCGTCTTTCGCGGCATCTTCTGAGAGTTAACACTCCCTATCTGGGGGCAGAGGAAAATGTGTTGAACTATGATCTGTCCGGTGAGACGATCACGGACAGGAACTACTGGGATATTACGCCGGATTATGACGGCTACATCTATCTGTGCGCGACGCAGGGAAACCAGAGCGGTAACGCTACGGTGTATCTGAGAAGGCTGAAAGCTTCTGCAGACAACTTCTCCTTTGCTGAGGATGAAGATTTCCGCCAAACCCTGACGCTTCCCGGCGTGACCCTGTATCCGTCCAACGCCAGTAAGAACAATAATACGTTGGCGCTTTGCGTATCAAACGGTTATCTCTACGCGCTCAGCTATGAAAGGAACTTTTTATACCGTATTTATCTTCACGATACTTCGCAGATCCGGCAGTTCACTCCAGACATCGACCGTTTTCAGAAAATGGACTGCGGCATCTATCCGCATCGTGGATCAGGCATTTGGACGGAGTTCCTGTTCCAGGTTACAACCGGAACCGGCGGAACGGAGAACAGGCGCGCAAGGGGCATAATTTACGAAGACGGGTCGAGCAGATGCGATGCTGCTCTCTATACGACCAGCTCCTGGGCAATGAAGGACTTCTGCGGCTATGTTACGGACGACCTTCGGATGTTCACAGCGTACTATGTTTACTTCGATGCCTGCCAGAATTATATAGGCACGATCTGTAACTTGGAGCAGCCGATCACGAAGTTGGATACGCAGTCGCTTAAGATCACCTATTCTATTTCGGATGCGTAAAGGAGAGAAAGATGCCATTACGACTAGCTACAAGACAGGCCCGCCTTGTGGTCTTCGGCTACAACGCGATAACGAGCAAAATAGAATGGATGCAGAGCCCGGACAGTCCGCAGTACGCTGGATCTCCGCTGAGCCTTGCTGGCGGTCAGGTTTTCGCATTTTACAAGGATGGCACAGTCTCGGACATTACCGATTCATGCGGGTACAACCCGAACGAGGGCTCGCCGCTACTGTATGCCGGGGAGCAGAACATCAACGCGATATATACTGACCGCAGCGGCAATCAGTTCACCGCGGATACAAAGATCACTGTCGCTGATGTGGAAAAGCTCCTCTTCACTGGGCTCGAAAAAGAGATTCAGAAAGAGGGCGATCCGTTGGATCTCTCAGGGGCTGTGCTTGCTGCGCAGTATACAGACGGGACGGTTAGAACGATTGATGCTTCCACAGTGGTCTTCTCTCCGGTCGAAGAGACAACTATAGACCACATGGAGACGCTCACAATTCAGGCCCGGTGGCGGAATCCGGATACAGGATCAGAGTACTACGCGCAACACCCAATCACCATCGATACGATTGATGGCATCTATTTTTCACATGGGCCGGACAAGATCGATTATGCACAGGGCGAGCCGCTTGACCTGACGGGCGTCGAAGTCACCATGAAATACCGGATATCCGGCGATACTGTGATCGTTACAGATCTTTGCACTTTCAACCCGCCTGACGGGACAATTATGTATCCTTACGGGACGATCCTCCATGCAACCTGTCCCATTCCGAGTGGCGGCCAATGTGACTGCGAGACAATTCTTAACGTGGAGCAGAAAACCATACCGATAGATACGATTGGCAGGATCATCGGCGAAGACCTCGGCCTCGTCTTCACAAACGATCTTCCGGCTGATTTTTGGTCCGGTTTCTATCCGCAGGACGTGCCTTATATCCCGGCTGACGGCGACTATTTTATTACTGAGGCCAACTACAGCGCAA